CAGACGACAGCTACGTCCAGATTGAGCCCAGGATTAAGTCGGCCCTCTACAGAATGACTCAGCCAGATGGCCCGAAGCTCTCTATCGGAGCCTTCGCTCAGCCAGGTCTTTACCTTCCCCAGACTCCAGAGCATATGGAAGCTCATCAGGCAGCCACTGAAGCCTTCAGGGAGCTGCTGTCCTGTGAGAGGCTGGTGATCTACGACTCTGAGGATGGGAACACTCTCTCTGTCCTTGAGAGAGCAGCCAAGTACTATCGGCGCAGGTTCCCCTCGAAGAAGCTCCTGGTGATCTCTGACAACACCTATAACTACACTGATTTCGCCTCCCAGGAGAACTATCGTCGGATGACTATGATCTCCGACAGACAGAAGGGGATTGCCGAGCGGTACCACCTTGCTATGCTGGCCACAGTTGAGTACCGCAAGAACATGCCTATGGATGCCAAGGAGCTCCGGTGGCCTGTTGATGACGACATTGCTGATTCCAGGGCTTTCATGTACAGGTCCAATGTGATCATTCATATCTACAATGACTTACATGACAGGAAGGAACATGCTGAGATCCTGTATGTAGACGAACGTGGTCTTGCATGTCCCAGGCTGGTGCTCCGCTGTAGCAAGAACAAGATTTCAGAGTACAAGGGGAAGATGGTGTTTGACCTTGATCCCCGAAGTGTGACTCTGTCTGCTGTAGATGAGAGGCAAGCTCTTGAAGAGGCAACTCGGTTTGCAGCTCTGAAAGAGACAAAGGTTGTAGCCATTGATCGAGGACGTGTCATTGAGGTTCCTGTAGATGACCCTGAGGAAGGAGAGTGAGGATGCCGTTTCCTACGATGAGTATTCGAGAGTTCAGGGACCTTGGGTACCTGAAGGAGCTCAACAGAAATTTCCTGCACCCCCTGGGACTTGCTCTCGCTATCAGGGAGGAGAACGATGGGGAGTTTTCTCTAGACTCCATTGTGGACTACAGAGACGACCCAGAGGGCATGTGTTATGAGGAGTCAACCCTCCTTGCAGACCCTGGCAAGGCAAGGTACGTAGCTGAGCAGGTAAAGGCTCGATACAAGGCACGGGTAGAGAGGCTCGGGTTCTGGATCCAGCCGGTCCCTGGAGTAGCGCCCCTATTTGCTGCTCCTCCTGTTGCTGAGGCCTGAGATGAAAGTAAGCCTTCTTTCTTACACAGAGGATCCTTTACGAGTACTTTATGCAGCGTACCGCACCTGCTACTCTGCAAGGGCTCCAGACGATCTCTTCGAGCAGGAGCTGACCTCCTCCTCCCTGAAGTTCCTGGACGAGAGGATCAGATCGGCACACACCTCTCCTCTCCGGCATATCCACTTCACCTTCGGGATCTCGGGGATCACCAGGGTCTGTTCCCACCAGCTGGTCAGGCATACTGTTGGGGTTGCTCATTCCATGCAGTCCCAGAGGTATGTAAAGCAGAAGGGCTCTCTAGTAGAGCAGATCGTGGCTACTGCTGCTCCCAAGCTCTTAGTGGAGGAGATGGCGTCTGCTGTAGCACTGGAGGATGCGGGGAGGGCGTACCAGCTCCTATTGGAGTCAGGAGCTGCTGCTGAGGATGCACGGTACGTACTGCCGGGAGCTACCCCAACCAACCTGGTGACTACCTTCTCATATGAGGCACTGCTCCACTTCTGCTCTCAGAGACTCTGCCACCGGGCTCAAGCAGAAATCAGGGAGTTAGCTGGGCAAATGGCAGCTACTGTGAGGGTGACCGTGCCTTTCCTGGCAGCCTATCTGGGTCCTCCTTGTTGCACCAGACCTGGAATGTGTTTAGAATCTCTGCATGACTATAGTCACTGTCCTGCAGCGGGGACAGTCCCTCACAGAGACCTCCTCATCAAGCTTTGGAGCAGCAGCTGTGCAGACACAAACCCTGAAGCCGAGAGTCAGCACTGTCACCCAGGTGGGCCATGCCCAGGCACCAGCAGGCAAGGTGGAGTCTGACTGGGCAGATCATGTCTGGGGCAGGGAGATAGCTCATTTCTCCAATGACGAGTACTCACTGCGGGAGTTTACTGTGCTACCTGGCTGTGTAACTCCGCTCCACCTGCACCTCTCCTCCCATGAGACCTATCTGGTTATCTCGGGCTCTGGAGAAGTAGAGGTACTCTTCGATGGCAAGCCTCACAGGACCTTCCTGAAGGCAGGCGACTCGTATGTCTTCCCGGCAGGTCTTCCTCATTGTCTTGTTGCTGGGACAGACCCTGTACATGTTATTGTCGGGGGTGAGAGCTACAGTGCCGAGGACATTGTGGTCATCTCTCAAGCAATGTGCTCTTAGGACCGGGATTACTATGGAAGACACAGACCTTGGCATCTACTGTGTAGAGACGAAAACCTTCTACTACCTCGAATCTGGGAATGTGAAGGTCTACAACACGGTCGATCGTATCCGCACTACCCTCACTCGCAGGGGTGTCATGACTATTGCCCGTGACGGCACTCTGGACTCTGCCAACTACCCGATCCTGACAGTCAGAGAGGCGAAGATCAGGGACTACAAGATGGAGCCTATCTTCCTCTCCGATCATGTAAGAAAGCTGGTAGAGTCTGGCCTCCTCAAGAAGTCAGATGGTCCTTGGGTATAGCTCATGTCTGAGCTTCTGAGGCAGGCGAGAGCCTTTGGTATTCTGCTATTACTCCTACTACTTGTTGGGAGTATAGCTTGGTACTGGGGCTCTACCAGGGAGAGGAAGCGACTCCTGCGGGAGTTCGATCTGCTCAGCCAGGAGACAAGTGAGTTTGTTACTGAGGCAGACACAGAGCGCATGGATCTGGAGGATCTGCTGCAGACAGCTCAGGAGGACAACCTGTTCCTCAAGGAGGCTCTATCTGGCATGAAGCCAGTAGAGGTTGAGAGGATCAGGTATGTCATTCAGACGAAGACTGTCACGCAGGGCACTGTCCTTGAGTATCAGACTCTGCCGGGCAGCCATCTCTTTTACTCGGGGACTCTTCCTGTAGCTTACTTTGAGGCTCAGAAGGAGAGCTACCTGTTTCAGTCAGCTGATCTGACGTTCAACACCACAGTCATTGTTGGACCCGACAAGAGTCGAGTAGAGCTGGTAGCTGCCTCCTCCCTTGCTCCTCAGAGGTACTTCCCACTGAAGACCGAGAGCCTCACTGTCTACGAGACCGAAGACAGGACCATCTGGGAACCGAACGTAGCCATAGGAGCCAGCTACTCAGTCCCTAGGATGGAGCCAGCACTGAGTCTGATGGTTCCCTTCTTCCATCCCTGGCCAGAGTGGGACATGGCAGTGCCCAGGCTCTCGGTTGGGGAGGACCTTTATGTGGGCCTGGATGCAGCCTCCTATAATGTAGGAGAACCGCTCCCAGTATTTACAGACCTGTGGATCTCTACTGGAGCTTCAGTTACCCCGCTCGGGGCCTCACCCTCCCTGGATCTGACCATCAGTAGCAAGTTCTAAGGCTGCTGCTCATGCACCCATCCATCCTCACTGAGGAACGGCTTCGGGCACTCATGTACTGCCCTCAGCTGTTCGAGCTGGGAGGAGAGGTTCGGCTTCCTCTCTCTACCTTACTCTTGCAGGAGGTAACTGAGAGACTCACCTTCTCAAGGCTTGGTGGTACTGAGTTCTCTCCTACAAGGCTACATACAGCAGTCCTGTCTACTCTCAGAGCCCACGGAACGGACAAGTACATGTTAGAGCAGAAGGAGGAGACTCTCATCCGGCAAGGTCTTCTCTGGAGCAGAGGAGTACAGGACCTGTTCCCTCTGAAGAAATACACTCCTGTCTACGCTGCTATCACTCCAAAAGCCCGAATAGGCCGGGTAACAGTTCAGCTCCGAATCTCCTCCGTCTACCGGGCCCTCTCCTCCCAGACTATCCACTTCATCTCCTTCGCGCCATACCCCGCTCTTCTCCATCTCTCCATGGATTGGCCCTCCTACATGAAGCTCTCCCTGGTGAGAGCTATCGTGGCTCCTCTGGGAAAAAGACTGCCTGCTGTGGTAGGACACATCTTCTCAACACCAGAGAGCAACCCTGCCTCAGCATCTGACTCCGACCCAAATCCTGTACACTTCGTCCTGCGTTCAGACACGCTATCTGAGGCCTCTACAAGGGCCACCAAGCAACTTATCAAGCAAATCCAGGAGGGAGTCCATATGCCCCTGGTTCCGTGTCGTGGGCGCGGTTCCTGCCCCCTTAGCGAGGACTGTAGAAGACAATGGGCAAGGCTTTCGGGATAGACTTTGTGGTTGTGAGTGATGTACGGGGCAGGATGGATCCGTTTGTCTTTAAGGGTGGGCCGTGGGTGCATCTGGCCACGGTGGTTCGTGGGTTCAGAACGTATCTTTGCGTCAAGCACTCGAAGACCCAGAAGGTGTATGTTGAAGAGTTTGATGAGCAAACAGGCACGTTTCACGAGCTGCCTGATCCTGAATGGAAAGACCTGGTGGAGTTCCTCACTCGAAAGGGGATCCTCTCCTATGCTGTCGGCCATGAGTACAAAGTTGCCACGCACTCGTAGTCTTGTAGACTCCTGGGCCACGCAGTTCGATCCTTGTGGGGAGGGAGCTTCAGCTGCTCACCGGGAGGTAGCAAGGATTTTTGCTACTGACTCCTTCTTCAGGGGGTTGCGTTGTTATCAGGAGGTTCCTGTATGCGATCTGGTTCCCGGCTATCCTCATGTGTCACATCGGGTAGACTGGTACCTTGAGGATCTGAACCTGGTGCTGGAGCTACACGGGAAGCAGCACTATCAGGTAGAGAACTTTGGTGGGGAGGAATGGGAGAGGGCCCACTGGCGCTTTGTACAAGGAGCCTCTAGAGACACAGAAAAGCAGGTAGCTCTAGAGCAAGCTGGCTACCTGTATCGGGTCATGGGTCCCACAAAGGCCTCGTCCCTGACTTCACAACTACTTAGAGAGGTGCTTCTTGGATAAGTTCAAGCTTCTCGCAGAGACTGAAACTGAAACTGAGGAAACTCCCCAGCCGGAGGCCCCAACAGAGGAGCTCATCGAGAGCTACTGGACCCCTGCGACAGTAGCGTACTACGGACTGGCCTCCAGAGCGATTGCCTTGTTCGGTCCTATCGAGCCAAGGCTCTCCCTAGGCATCACCTCCCAGATATTGTCTCTTGCTGCTGATGACCCCAAGAAACCTATCCGGCTGCACCTGAACACTCCAGGTGGCACTCTCTCCGACTGCATGCTGCTTTATGATGTAATCAGAGCCTCTCCCTGTGTAGTGATCGCCACTGTGTTAGGGCTCTGTGCCTCTGCTGGTGTGCTGGTGCTTGCAGCTGCCGACCTGAGACTCTCCATGCCTAATGCGAGGTTCTTCTATCACCAGCTCCAGTATCTCGATCAAGATCTGACCAATCCTGAACAAGCACGGTCTCTTGCTACAGACTACCTGCAGGCACAGACTCTGTACGATGACCTGATCAGGAAGCGGTCAGGGATCAGCAAGCGAGACTGGAAGAAGCACTTTGCCGGGAGAACAGCAAAATGCTTCGGACCTGCCGAGGCTATGCAGCTTGGGATCATTGATGCAATCCATCCCTACCCGAAGAAGCAGGTAGAGATTGCAGAGGAGAGCAAGGGGGAGGAAGAGAATGGCAAGTAGAGGCAGAGGAGCAAGGCAGAAGGGAAGCAACTTCGAGAGGCTCGTGGCTGCCATGATCTCTGAGGTCACAGGACTCAAGGCCAAGCGAGGTCTGGGCCAGGCCAGAGATGGTGGGAAGGAGCGAGCCGACGTAGAGATGCCCTTCTTTCACATTGAAGCCAAGCGTCAGGCTCGATGCAACATCAAGGCAGCCATGAATCAAGCAGTCTCTGATGCAGCAGAGAAGAGCAAGATCCCTATTGTCGTGACCAAGGACGATAGATGTCCCATCCTCGTAACTCTACTTTGGGACGACTTTGTAAAGTTCCTGAATGCCTTCTTGCTCCAATGCACTCAGATTGATGTCCCCAAGGCCCACTATCCTCCGAAGCTACGTGTATAGATACCTGTCAGCTGAGTTGCGGCCTCTACCTCTTGAGATCACTCAGGAGGAGTTTACAACCCTCCTGAAGACGACTCTCTCTTCCCACTGGGGAGAGCTGCTTCCTTTGCTCTCTGTTCTGGATCCCTTTTTCGAGCGTTGGAAGAGGCAGTTGGAGACAGGTATCGCAGAGCACCTGGACTACATAGCTCTACACATCATGTTAGCAGCGAAGCTACAGGAGCCTGAGGAGGCCTGCAGGGTGTGGCTCAGGAGGGTCAGATTACTCTCCTCTGTCAGGGAGGAGCTGGAATACATCTTCATCTACTCTCTCAGGAAGATGAACCGGTTTCCAGAGAGGGCAAGGCCCTATACTGTTGAGTACATCATCTCTCAGAGGTTCAGGAACTACCTCGAGATGTCCATTGAGAAGGCTTGGCGGCACAGGTCTCCTGTTGTTCAGACAGAAGAGGCGTGCTATTATCTGGAATGTCCTGACTACCTCCTACTGTCAAACCTCCACCTGAGTCCCAGGGACTCCTATCTTCTCTATCTACTTCAGCAGAACATGAACAGCGTGGAGCGTGGAGAGCTGGTTCATCTCCATCGCTTCGATCTCTACCACAAGGAGAGACCACTATGGCAAAGACTAGGTCTGACGCAATCAGACAAGTAACCAACACCCCCATGTCCAATCAGCAGGGAGTTGTTCAGGCAATGACCGGCAGTCCAGTGATCAGCCCTGTCAAGAGGGTGATCCCTGGAGGCAAGACTCTTACACAGCTAAAGGCAGATCGGCTCCAGAGAGCAATCGGTACCTGGCTGAGAGGCTGTAGGGAGTGGACTGAATGCACACTCTCCTTCTGTGCCGATCCCTCCCAGCACAAGTGCACCACCGCCAAGGCTATTGATCTTCCTCAGGGCACTCGTCCTGCCTGGGACACCATGGGCAAGCTGTGGCTTGCAGAAAGGATCTACTCTGTCATCGAGCAGCATGGAAAGCACCTGCTGGCGATCAAGATCACCAAGGACGGGATTTTCTCCATTACAGACTCAACTGGCAAGTTCAGTTCGGAATCCTCTGATTGGGAACCCTATATTGAATTCACTCCGGTGCGCCGGTCTGCCTTCTAGTGGAGTAGCACATGGAAAACCGTATCAAGGCACTTGAAGAGAAAGTCGCTTGGCTCCAGAGAGAGAACCAACTCCAGCAGGACCGGTACAACGGCCTCAAGGCCGAGATCGATTCCCTGCGCGCTCTCTGTGGCACTAACAGGCCCAGTCCTGAGATCTACAGAGATCAGCGACAGGGAGTCCTCTTCTAGAGCGTTTGCAGTCAGTGACTTCAGAGGAGCCCAGAGGGGCTCCTCAACTTTTACAGCCAGTCCCCTGTATGCTACCCTATCAGGTAGCAAGTTCTGGCCACAGGCAGAGTTAGTGAGGTAGTGAATGCAAGACATGCAGGAAAACACTAGACTGCTCCTCTACCGCATGGACCAGTCTGATGCCAATGCAAGCCACATTCTAGACATCCTCCAGAGAGTAGAGGACAGGCTTACGAAGCTTGTTGCAGACCGAGCTGAGGATGCTACGAAGCAGGCTGTTCTTACTACTAACCTCTCCAGGCTTCAGGGAGAGACACGTAAGGTAACAGAGCGTGTTGACGAGGTAGAGAAGCAGGTGGTAGGGCTTCGACTCGAGAACGCCAAGCGAATCGCCATTTCCTCCTTCGTGGGAGGAGGTGCCGGGGGACTAATCGTCTTTGCAGTACAAGCCTTCGACCTGTTGAGACTCTTTCATGGTGGGTGATGAGCCATGGGCTATGACCTGAGTGAAGACCAGTACCTTCGGATCCTCTCCAGACTTACAGCTGTTGAGGAGGCCTTCAACGACCTGGCTACTGCTCTGTCCAGGTATGCCTCTGTCTCACAGGTACAGGAGCTGCTGGTGGTCAACAAGGCAGCTATCGACGAAGTAACGGAGCAGGTAGATGCCCTTGAAGAGCGTGTTACCGCGATTGAGGAAGAGCCGCTCCAATAGCGGGCTCACTACTCCAGTCAGGTATGCTAATGTAGCCCCTTATAGGGCGCTGATCGTCCGAGAGAACGGCTGGGACGAAGGCATTCTGCGCTCTATCATTGAACATGACGAATACCTGCTCCGCCGTATTGGGGACGACATCAACCGGCCACCATTCGTAGTGGATGTGGGTGGTCATATAGGCTCCTTCGTACTAGCCGTAAAGGCCCTGTACCCTGGAGCCACTGTACACACCTTCGAGCCTCTCTTTGAGGCGTTCCAGCTCCTGAGAGCCAATACACAAGAGCTGCGAGGCGTGCACTCCTGGAACATTGCTGTGGTCCAGAAGGGTTACGCTACTCGACCAGTAGTGACAGCCTTCGGCGGAGAGAGAGTCTTCCTCTCTGCCTCCTTCTCTGGCAGCGACTTACCCTCTGTGCCACTACAGGACATTCTCGGGATTCAGGAGGCAAGGAGCATCGACCTTCTCAAGCTCGACTGCGAAGGGACAGAAGGAAATATCCTGTGGCACATGCCGGACGACCTCCTGTCAAAAGTAGTCCGGCTCCGGATGGAGCTGCACCTTCCAGCAGCTCTAGAACTGTCAGCCTCGTTCAAAGAGCTGAAGGCCCGGATCCTCGACAGATTCACTGACGAGTACCCAGACAGGATTCAACTCTCTGAATTCAAGGGAGAATCCCCTCTCAATACCTTCTTCCTCAAGAGGAGATGACAGGTCTCTTGCCAGAAGACAATCTGGGAGGGGAATAGCCGAAGTTCTCTACATCCTCTCTGTAGAACTCTCCCACCAAGTCTCTGGTTTTCTTGTCATAATAGGTGCTGTAGGGCCTGTGCTGTGTAGCGTTGATCCGACAGAGAGGGGTCAGGGCGCGGAGTCCATGCTCCTGGCACATCCTGGCAAACTCAGAGGCGAAGTCCTCGAACCTGTAAACGGCAATTCCCTCCTCTACCCAACAGCTACAAGGCAGACCGAGGCAGGCTAGAGGACTTGCGCGTACTGCCTGTAGAGGATCCTCCATGAATCTGATTGTAAAGTCCCTGAAAGAGAACTCCTCTAGCGTCACTCCACATCTTCTTAAGTGAGCCCACAAGGACACGAACCTGTCCCAGGGATTCCTGACGAAGGCTGCCTTGCGGACCCTCTTATAGAGCTCTGGGTACAGCTGTTTGAGCTCACAGGGCAGTACATGTGCTCTGTTGATGCGGAGATCCAGCCTGCCCCAAGTGCGCTGGTTCAGGCCAGCATAATGGACTCCCATATTCTCTTCCTGAAACCCTGCCAGAGCTGCCTCTACGGAGAACCCACCTGTCTTGGGAACGTGGAAGAACATGAACTTGTAGGCAGGGAAGTACATCAGCCCTTGAGCCTCTTCAGGTCATGCTCGTACATCTCCTCCAGGAGCTTGGCCCAGGTATAGGTAGGTGTCCATCCCAGGGTTGTCTTGATCTTCTTCGGGTTCCCAAGCAGATAGGGCACATCAGATGGACGCATGAAGCGTTCATCTTTTTCGTACACCTCGTCAGGGTCCAGGTGAGCCAGCTCACACACGTACCTCAGCATCTCATCTATAGTAGCTCCTCTTCCTGTAGCCACAATGAAGTCGTCAGGTCTGGAGGCTGTGAGGATAAGGTGCATGGCTGCTACATAGTCTTTGGAGTGCCCTTCATCCCGGAAGACAGTGAGGTTCCCCATCTTGAGGGTCTCCTGTCTCCCACTCTTAATGCTGGCAACTCCATAGGTAATCTTGCGTGTAGCGAAGTCCATCCCTCTCCTCGGACTCGAGTGATTGAACAGGATCCCATTGCAGGCGAACATCCCGTAGGCCTCTCTGTAGTTCACAACAGCATGGTAGGCTGCTGCCTTGGCCATGGCGTAAGGGCTACGAGGATGGAGAGGAGACTCCTCTGTGTAGCCGGTCCCCGGACAGGCAAGTCCTCCAAACAGCTCACTTGTGGAGGCTTGATAGAACCGGGTGTCCTTGGAGAGGAGTCTTAGAGCTTCAAGCTGAGAGAGAACGGCCTTGGCATTGGTATCGAAAGTCTCGAGTGGGGTGTCGAAGCTATGTCGAACATGGCTTTGGGCTGCGAGGTTATACCACTCTAAGGGTTTGTATTCGTCTGCAAGCCTGTAGATGAAGGCAGCATCTGTGATGTCGCCGAACTCGAGCAGGAGTCTCCTGTTATTCAGCAGATGCCGGATATTTGTGAGGCCATCATCTACTGACTTCCTGCGGGTGATCCCAATGACCCTGTAGTCTTTGGACAGAAGCAGCTCGGCAAGGTAGGAGCCGTCTTGACCAGCGATACCTGTGATGACTGCGTTCCTCATCAGAGTGCTCCGATCAGCTTCTGGGCTGTGAGATCCCAGGTCTCGTGATGTCTGATCCAGTCAGAGCACATCCTACCATACTCATGTACCTCATCCGGATGATCCACAGCATGTTGCATGAGCCTCTTCAGGTCCTCGACATCTGGCTCAGCCCAGTGTCCGAAGTCTCTGCTCCCATTTTGCAAAAGATAACTAGGAATTTGGGCAAACCAATCACATGTGACCTGGGCAGACCGTAAGAGGTAGTTGAACGGAAGCCTCATGATGCTTTCCATTCCTAGCCAATCTGTGGCGATCACGGGCATTCCTGAAGCCATAGCCTCTCTGGGAGGTAGCCCAAACCCTTCCCCCCTTGATGGAAACAGGAAGCAGTCTGCCCCATGCAGCAGCCTCAACATCTCCTCGGCGGTGTATCTCTCAACAATCACCCTGATGTTAGGTCCCAGCTTGCTCTCGTCTATACCACCTGCTGCTGTGCTCTTCAAGATCAGCTCTACGTCTTTCCTCCCCCCGAACAACTCGTTGAAGCAGTCTACAACCAGAGACCCTCCCTTTCTGCCAGCACCTATTGCCGAGGCATAGAAAATAAACCGGAACGGCCTTTCCTTTTCTCTCTCCTTGTATCTCCAGACTTTAGGGTCGATCCCCAAAGGTACTACTTCAATAGGGATCCTGACACCTGAGTCCCTAGCCACCTTTACCAGACCGTTACAGGGAACCAGCAGCTTGTCATATTGGTTGATGACTCCGAACCAGGAGGTAGGGAGCCTGTCGGTCTCCCACATGGTAAAGGCGTAACGTCTCTTGCACCTCAAAGAGATAGGATCTGGGGGAGTAGGTGGCCAGTAGATGACGCAGTAGTCGGCGGCTGGTGGCTCTATTGCGATCAGCTTGGAGAGTCCTGGTGGAGTGAGTCTCTCCCAACCAGGCTCTATGAAGGTAGGCTGGTAGAAGACTCTGTCCAGCTGCCTGCTCAAGGCGAGTACCATTTGTGTAGCTGAGTTCCCGTATCCGTCTACAGGCCTGAGATGGGATCTAAAGAGGAGACTTCTTTTGCGATCCCTATTCCTCAGCCTGATTCCACTGGGGCCGGCATATAGCTTTATGGCCTCAGTGGCTACCTCCTTGACTCCGAGATCCTTCATGCAGAGATTATCGGGGCACTCCTCGTACCAGCAGTCACGACATCTTCTGTCACTTTGTAGGGCCCTGTGTGTGGGGTAATGGTTGATCCTGCTGTCTGGAGGGATAGGCCCTGAGAGGACGAGAGTGGGTACTCCCAATGCCGCAGCCACATGCATCGGCCCAGAATCAGGGCACACAAGCAGGTCACACCTATCGATCAGAGCAGCCAGTTCCCTGAACGACCCAGGATTGAGTACCTTGATTTTCTCAGTTTGAGTCCAGCCCCTTCCGTTCTCCTCGTCGAAGACCAATACATCCATCAGGCCACTGAGTTCTACAGCCAGAGCCTTGTAGTTCTCCACAGGCCAGCAGCGCCTTGGGTCCAGAGAACGCAAGTGCAATCCTATTATCTTCCTGCTCCCAAAACCCATGGAAGATACCACCCTCTCTGCAGTGGAACTCTCAGACTCCTCTACTTCGTAAAAAGGTATCTTGTTCTCTACCTCCTTCAACCCAAGAGCCCTGGCAAAGATATCGATCCTGTTGATGAAGGGGAGTCCTCTTCCTTCATATCGAGCGCAGACACTTGACACGTCAACATACATACTATAGGCCCGTCTATCCACGAAACGGGCATCTACGAATCTGTCGATGAAGGGAGCGTTTCTGACCACGTCCCTATAACTATCTCCTCCCCGGCTATCCCTTCCAAGAGCCAGAGTCAGCTCGGAGCTTCTAAATCTCTCTTTCAAGGCTCTCAGAGCCGGGGTCAGCATAAGGATATCCCCGATCCTGCCGTTCGATCTGACTACACAGATCTTCGCTGCCGACTCTGGAAGTTTCACAACAGGAGCTCTGGACTGAGTCCTTATCTCCCGCTGTGGGACGACCTTCTTAGCCTTGAAGAGAGCTGGTCTCCTTCGGCGCACTCAGACTCCACGCTAGTACTTGAAGGTTACCCGTGTCCCGATAAACCAGACTGTAGCATTGTCGAGAGCGAACTCTCCTGTCTGATCAATGCCATTATAGGGTGGACCTGCTGGAGGGCTGACTCCGATCCTGATATTGATAGGACCGCTGCTGCTTGGATTGAGAGCGATAAGCCCTGAATCCAGCTGGTAGTGAGTGAGTCCTGCTTCACCAGCAGGCACTGCACTGCTTTGTTTGTCGATAGCAGGTCCCCAAACTCCTGGAGGAGCTATTGGCTCACCGTGGATCAGCAGCTTTCCATCTGGGATACAGCCATAGGCGGCGGCCACTCCTCCCTCACCCACCTGGAATCTAAAGGCGAAGTTCCCTCCAGCGCCACCTGCCCAGGTATCGGGCAGTACGAAGTGGGCGATAATCCTTAGGGCAGTAGCATGCAACCCACTCTCGTTACTGGAGTTGGAGATGGTTGTCATGATCCTTTCATCATGGAGATCGGTGGCGTTTGCATCTGTGATGAAGGCTACGTACTTGAATGAGAGCTCCTCATCGTAGACTGTTCCTCCTAGGTAGTCATAGAGTCCTTGGACAATGGGGATGATTGGTGGTCCTGGATCTCTGATGTTGATAGGAGCCTCTGTAGAGCCGATGAACCTATCGGGGAGGAGGAAGTGGTAACCCATGTTCCAGGTAGGAGTCACAGCCTCCCAATTAGGTCCAACGTAAGTAAGCACCTGACCAGCGACAGGTGCTGGGGCATTTACATCAGTCAGATCGTCCAGGGCCAGACTCACATCAAGATCGATGGTGTCGGCTGCTGGAGTCAGAACGACATGTGTTGATGTGGAAGTGAGGCTCCTGAACCTGAGGAGCCATTCACAAGGATTCACGCCAGCTATTTTGTCCTTGTAGAGTTCAGCGCCACCTCCCACATTATCTCCCAGGATCGTCTCGATGCTGTTATCCAGAACAGCGACTGCCTCTTCTAGAGACATGGCATCTGCGATGTAGCAGAGAGAGGGTACCCAGTCTGTGTAGGTAGGAGAGCAGTCTCCAGCTCCTGCAGCTCCGATGAAGGTTCTGATGCAGTTCAGATCGGCAGGCAGATCAGTGATGTAGACCTGGTCGAGAGTTGTATCCAGGATGATCTGAGAGAGACGCACAGTCAGGGATAGGGCCGGATACGCCGGCTCGCCAGTGAAGGTCAGGCCGGTTCCTGGGAAGCCGTTGATCAGCTGGGTTCCGATCTCCTCGACATGCCTTGCCAAGGAGTACATCAGATCAGGGTTGCCGTCACAGGAGAGGGTATAGTCGGGACCCAGTGTGTCTTCAGCAAGCTGAGCCAGGTTCAGGGAGAGACAGGCAATAGCTGCTGTGAGGACCGAGTCATCATAGGTAGAGCTGGTAGCCGAGACCTTGTTGATAGAGTTCTGGAGAGTAGCAATCTGGGAAAGCAGGCAGTCAAATGTCTCCTTGATGGAGGCGGGTTGGCTGATGGCGCTATTCCAGTAGCAGGTATCGCTGTTCTCTGTGGCTTCTCCGTAGGTGGTAATGGTGCGTCCTTCGAGGCCGCATACCAGCACATCGTTCTTTAGTGGACCACTTCTCAAGGAGTAGAAGGCCGGGTAGATGATGTAGTTATAGGCATAGATCAGAGAGGCCAGATCTGTCTTCACGTTCACTTGGAAACTGGCTCTGTCTCCTTCAGTAGAGAGTCTGCCGGTATTCGCTCCTGAAGTCTGCTTCAGGGTAACAAGCATCTTGTCGAAATCCATCAGATCACCCTCAACTTGAAGGAATTCACTACAGGACTCACTCTGTCATCCATAGTAACCAGATCCAGCCTTACATACAACCTGTTGGACTCGTCAGCCTGCTGTACATAGCCTACCGCAATCCTCTCACTATGCCAGGAAGCATCAGAGGGATCTACCTTGACCTTGATGTAGAGAGACCCGTCATAGTTCTCTACCGTGTAGACAGATAGATTCCCGTCACTCTCCCCAAATCTCTCTGGAGTGACATACTCCATCCACCTGCCGTAATACTCGTCACTCCCCGTATAGACCTGATCTCCTACAAACCCTGCCAGATACCCATACCCCTCGATCAATAACTTGTGGTTATGGGGATAAAGCGGATCCTTCGTCTTCAACTCGTTCAGGTTCAGAAGCCCTGACTCTACTTCTCTCCAGTTCTTGGCATTGGTCGAGAACCTGTGCCAGCCCTCAGAGACATGTACACTCCCTGTCACCTGCCTGCCATCTACCTCAGCTGTCGAACTCCCCAGATCAATAACCCTCCCCCCAGGATGCTCAAGCCTGAAAACACAAGCATAGGTCCCAGTTGCCCTGTCAAGAGTCCACCCTGAAGGAGCACCGTATGTACGGACCTCGTCTTGTGGGGTATCTCTTTTCAGCAGGAGAGTGCGCTGTTGGAACTTAGGGACCTCGCTATCTGGGATGTACAGGTTACAGAGAGCTTCTGTCCCGTTACGCAGGTCTATGTTGGGAGGTGGAGTCCCAACGAGGGAGTCCCGGTGGCTGCTTCCTTCGACAAATTCTCCAGAGGAGCTGGAGTCTGTCTTGCTGAAGGAGACGATACTCCCAGTAGAGCCACTGTAGGCTGCATGGTACCAGGTCTCGTCATCTTTGGAGACGAACAGGTTGACACTGGTCTTGTCAGGGCATCTGGTGCAGACCCCATCTTTGGCAGAGAGAAGAGAGAAGTAGACCGGCTCCCCGTACTCGTTCACTACCTCATAGGGACCCAGGTAGATCACGGACTCCCTGGAGACATCATATCTGCTTGTCAGGAGTTCGATTACATCGAGCCCGAAGACGTACTCTCCACTGTTCCCGAGAATACTGTCAGCAGCATCCTTGTAAAGGACGAGTCGAAGCTTCTTGACAGTCTCTCCCAGCCCGAACAGGTTCTCTCCATGCTCCAAGACTCTGCCTGTAGAGTCCTTTGTAGCATAGGACTGACCATCAACACTGTAGTACAAGAGCCCATAGGTCTTGCTATTGGCAGAAACAGGAACTCCTGTCACTCTTACATCACTGATCTCAACTCCATCTGGCTCCTTGAGGTCCAGATCCAGGGCACACCCAACCAGTCCTGAGATGTTTGTGGTCTGGATGTGGTACTCCCAGACCCGACCATCCTTCTCCTTGAGGTTGGTCAGGGGATGCAGGGAGGCAGCTGACGAGATCCCATCCCCGAAGTGGGAGACACTGAAGGCAGTATCCTCTAGGGAGAAGAGAGAGTAATCGTTGCGCCTGACAGTGACATACCCCGACTCTACAGAGGCCGTAGTGCGGCTGTGGTCAACAAACTCATGGGTATCAAAGCTCTCACTGATCCCATAGGTAAACAGGTCCTCCCCATCCTCACTGAGAACCATGTTGTCTACCTGCTTCTCGATTCCCCTCAAGAGCTTCATCGCCCTGTCAGTAGTAGCCCTCAAGCCCCTGAAGGAATCTTCCAGCTGAGTACTCAGCACGTCAAGACGCTCGTGCAGTACCGAGATATCAGTGTCGAAGGCCTCCCGGTTTGTGTTCTCGACAGCAGATGAAGACTCCCCTCTGAAACCCGGGCATGTTACATCAGTCCCACAGAACCCGACCTCCTCTAGAGTGGGCCTCTCAAGCAGGGCATCTCTCAATAGTTCCGTGAGCTGGTGCTTGTTCGGGGAGGCATTATTCTCCCCTACATAATCCCTGATGAGCTTGGCTCTTAGAGCTTTCAGGTAGATCTTGTTCATTACTGGAACCTGAACGTAAGCCCATACAGAATTGGGGAGAAGAAGTTGGATAGACTAGTCATGTCCTCTTCGGCAGTGCTACATGCCCACATGACTTTCACCAGACCATTGATCGGCGACAAAGACTCCGTAGGCACAGTGACAATATTCTTTCCCTCATCCAGAGTCCATCCCTCTACCACCAAGCCAATATCATATCCCATCTTGTAGCTGGCAGCCTTATAGGAGATGGGTACTCCACTGGAGATCGGCTCTGAGGTGTAGAGATGCCCTCGCTCATAGTCAACCGAGAACTTGTTCGAGGAGTCGTAGTCGGGATCTCTATAGGAGTACTGGACTTGAATGTCCGCCGGAAGAGTACCTCCCACCCCTACATAGACCGCTACATCCCCGGTCGCAGGATCTATGTAGTACCTGCCTGCTACCGTTACACCAGCCAGACTACCCATCAAAGTGGCAAAGTAAGTAGTATCCGAAAACACGGCATTGTACTTGCTATACCAAGCGGCTCCTGCCGAGAGCTTGAAGTTGGCTCTCCCGAAGGCATCAGCAGCAGTTTCAGAGGTATACTCCTCGTTCATCTGCTTGAGGCCCAGGAACTCAGAGTGTCCATCCACGAACTCTAGTTCTTCTGGAGGTGTGTGATCGGAGGTGTATCCCATCAACTCTGGGCCGACAGACACTGTACCCTTTACGACATAGGTATAGCTAAGGGTTTGACCATAGGTGCTGGTGGACAGGGTATCGGTGCGGGTCTCCATAGTTCCCGAGACGACGTTGAGTCGCTTTTTCAGGGTACCCTTAGCTGTGTCTGTCTGTTCGTGTAGCTGCAGGGCATCCCTGGAGATCCTGACACCCACTGGAACAGCCCCATCGAAGACTACCTCAATATCCGAACGCCTTACCTTGCTGGGAGTCGAATGTGGGAAGATGGCCCGAGTGGCGTCAGGGAGAGCGGTCTTCAGGTAGAGGATTCCGCTTACGGGATCCAGGTAGTAGTCAGTATCCAGGACCAGGGAGGCACGGTCTGCTACTGCCGTGTAGGTAGTTCCGAGCTCTGTGGTGATACTGAAGTTGTCTTCGTCCAGGTACTTATATCCCAGCGGAATTACGGTACGTCCTCTGGGCAATGGGGTGCTTACTCTGAGAGGGATGGCAGGAAGATGATGTATGGTGATGGTTTCTGGTGTGGGATCGAAGGCTTCCTTCAGGAAGCAGTAGTAGCCGTCACTTCTCTCTTCGAGGAGCATCATTTCTTCCTTGGCACCCACTTTCACAGAAGCCTTTTCTGGGAGGTGGTAGTCAAAGGAGATGCTTTCCTGGTCATTGGCAAGGAAGTAGAACCCCTCATCAAGAGCCGACTCATCATCTACTGGAGTCCATTCCTCCCCGTTTACGTAGACAACCAGCTCATCAGGCTCGATTCCAAGACTTGGCAAGGAAGCAGGCAGCCTGAAGATCATTCCAGCATCTGTACCGGTTCCGATCCTGAGAGCATGTTGTTTGTCTGCAAGCCGCCTCATGACCTTGGGCTGGATTACGTGGACCTCTCCATTCAGAGGTTTGGAGGGCAGGGCAATGGAGAGAGGGGAATGAGTCGGCAGGGCAGTTCGCAGGATCGAGTCTACCGAGAAGCTCAGAGCTTCTCCGGTCAGAGAGCTTACAGAGCTGAAGGCAGAGTCCTTCCTCTCCAGACTAAGGTTCCACAGGAGTTCTGTAGAGTTGTCCCTTACGAGAGACAGTGGGCCTACGTCCTGTGGCAGTTCAAGCAGATCGTTAGACCAGGTATTTCCAGAGTCTGTTGAGGCCCCAACCCCTACGGCGCAGAGAATCTCATTCTTGGGGAAGATATCTGCCTGACAGGAGAAGGCATACAGGTTACTGGGAAGCCCAACTGCCTTACTGGATAGTGAACCACTCTTGGCATACCGGCACTGCAAGACCCCCAACCCCTTCAGACCAATGGCATACCTGTGCCTCTTGGAGCTGGCAAGGTCCCGATTAAAGACATCGATCAGGTAGTAGTCCTTCTGCTGGAGCCTGATAGAGATACTTGTACAGGTTACTGGGAGGAAGGACACCGTCCAGCAACTGTCATTTCCAGAAGACTTGATGATGAAGAAGTCGTCGGGAACGACCTGGCGCAAGGTCTCTCTCAGAGAGACTGTTTCCTTCCCCGACCTGTTGAAGAAGATATCCACAACCTCATACTGGTAACCAGTACTCAAAGAGGCAGGCCAGATGGTCAGGGCATTGACGACAGCCTCTGAAACCAATGTGATCTTCAGGTTCAGGTAGAGAGGCCCTGAATCCAATTTCTCGTACTCAAACCAGGTGGCAGGATCGTTGTCCAGTAGAAACCTGATCTGGTTGTTGTTGGTCTGTACTACCAGATCAGAGTTGCCTGGAACCCCATTGCTTCCCTTATCGATCTTGAGGGAGGCAATCCGGAGCTCTGCCCTGGAGAGTACAGGAAGGGTGCAGACCCCCTGAACCGTGTCAATACTGCAGGCCACCTGACCTGACTTCTTGGAGTCAATTCCGTCCAGGTTCAGGAAACTCTCAGTGAAGGCCCACTTACACTCTTCTTTATTCCAGAACTTGAGAGCAGCTCTCTTCTGTCGGATCCTCCGAAGGGCACCATAGGCAGCCAGGAGAGCTGTCTGCTGGAGGTTGAAGTAGTCGATATACTGCTGGATGATCGACTTCAGTCTGGCAGCTGTTACCTCGAGTCGGTACAGGTTCATGTACTGCTCAGTATCTATGTCGTCCTTGTCGAGGATATCTACCCAGGAAAGCTCTCTATACTCGTAGGTAGAGTCCAGTACCTGTTCCAGGATTCCCAGGATCTCCGTTTCGATCCGGTTCCTTTCCTCCTCTGTTTCAGCATCTCGCCAGGGGCCACTGACCAGGGCATTCCCCTCCATCAGATCCTCAATGATCTTCTTCAAGGCATTTACCCTGTGAAGATAACTCAGATCTGTGGCAGTGTTAGCGGACATGAGTCAAAATCCTCGGCCTTGCCAGCTTTACAAATCTCTTGATTCTGGGTGTTTTCCTGGTATTCTTGCGCTCCCTCTCTTGTATCAGCAACCTGTATGCCCTGACAATCGTGGTCAGGTAAGGATTGACAGCATTGGTTCTGAAGACCAGGACAGTAGAGAAAGTGCCGGCGCAGTCGGCATATTCTGTACCGAAAAGCACCCTACCATTCCGCAGACCAACTCTTCCTCCCTGAACGAGCTTCTGATCCTTCAGAACCCGGTATCTGGTCCAGTAGATGCAGTCTTTCCTGTCGATATTCGTTTCCCACTGATCGAACTTGATCCAGAAGGTACCGGCAATAGCTCTCTCATACAGAGCTGACCACGACCCATCTACAGGCCACTCACTGAGCCACGTAACCTTGTCATCTAGACTGATCTGATAGTCTGTGCCCAGACTGAGTAGCGTGGCGTTCTCAAATACCTGGATCGGAGCATCATACTCTGTGTCATAGACACAGATGCTCATGTCCTCGAGCCCATCCAGCTCTACAACCCCAAACTGAGATCCCTTGATCTGGAAGACTGTCTCTGACACTGCAGTGTCAATCGTGTAGATGCCCCCCAGACCAGTGCTCTCAGGAGCAATGATCCCGATCTCACTTCCTGCCCCGAACCCATGAGCCTCTTCAAAGGAGAATTCGTACACCTGCTCTGTCCAGACAATACTGTTCTTGCCAACCGGCTTGGTATGAACTACCTCGATCAGCTCTATCCCCTTTACACAGTTCCGGGTGACGGTCCAGCGACAATCAGGAAAGAGCTTCACTCGCGCCTCTGTACCCAGAGGAGCCAGAAACTCAACCTGCATGGGATAGGAGTCAGGTACAGGAATAAGAGCGTTCAGCCTTTCATTCCCATCCCTGTCCCTCAACAGGGCCCCAACATATCCCTCAACAATTACCTCGTCATCAGGCAGGATATAGGTGTTGTTATAGGCATCAAAATACTCGACCGGGGTGATAGCCTCAGCTTCCTTTCTCAGATCGAGTCCCAATGGGGAATCAACAGCCACTGGGTGCCCTCTGAAGATACCCTTGTTCTGGTACTCAACGAACCCCAGGGCAAGCCCCTTCATAGAGAAGTCATATAGCCGTCCCTGGATCTCTTCTGAGGTAGTGGGCAGTCTGACGGAGAGGCCAGCAGAGGTCAGCACTTCGTTTACAAGGCGAGTCTCTCTGTCCTCAATGTCAAGGCTGGTCTTGGAAACAGGAGCTCTCTGCTCGAACTTGATCTTCACGTACTTTGCCAGGGCTGGCTGGAACAGGAACCTGGACAGAGTCTCTGAGGAGATGTCCATGGTAGTGAATTCCAGTTCCTCCCCGGCCTCAGTGATGACGGAGATACTCCTGACCATTAGGGTTGAGCAGCCTAGAGGCTCGATACACAGGTAGTTCACAATAGCTGGGGAGGCCAGCTCCAACTGGATGGTACAGGTAGCCACGCAGTTGTGGGGGTAGGTATCGAAGGAGGTCTTCTGTTTGTAGAGGCGAGAGCTGGTGTCATATTCTCGTCTCTGGATGATGTACCGGAAGACCTTGTCGGGGAGGAAGATGTTCCTTGCAGGGGAACAGAGGAGAGGTACAAGGGAATCTCCCACATCGGCAGACTCGTCGATCACCACTGCATCTGCTAGAGGCACATCAATAATGCTCTTGATGGGAAGGGTAATGCCGGCTAGTGGATAGATATTGGCCAGGTACTTCTCTCGATAGGAAAGCCCTGTCTTGAAGTCAGAAAGCCAATTCCTGTCCTCGTACTGAAGCTGGGCATCAATGTCTCTGCAGGAGGCATTGACGTGTACCTTGGAATACCGAGTCTTCTTCTTGATTTCTTCCTCACTGATCTCAGCAGCAGCAGCTACAATCTCCCTCTGAAGGGAATGCAGGGAGGCAAAGGCACTCCTGCTCCCAGACTCTACGGCTTCCTCAAGCTTCTTGAGCTTGGCGTTCAGGGAGCCAATGGTGAACTTCATGTTCTTCAGGTATTCGGCTCTGGCAATGGAGCTGGTGGGTATCAGCCCTGAAACCCTGGGAGGAATGGCTATCTCGGGGCTTTGTTTCAGGTAGAGCAGGGCCCTCTTGTCGGCGTCAGTTCCCGAGATATCCCTGTATCTGTAGTCGCGGATACGTCTCCCTGCTACCTTCAGGAGTTCGCTTGTGAAGTCGATAGAGTCCTTGTAGCGGGGAAGCACCTGCTACTCCACATTGATGTTGATGAAGAGCCGCCTTGAGAACATGCCTGGAGGCACTTCAAGGTTCAGATAGACAGTCAGGGAAGAGCCTGCTGGGATGTCTCCTACAGAGATCCTGTTTGAGTACATGGAGCCAACAGACCTTGTTACATAGTCATTGATCGGGTTCCCCTGCAGAGTGGTCCCCGTGACCACTAACCCTCCCCGTGGAGTCGTACCCTCTACTGTGTCGGTTCCCCACTCCAGTAGGTCCTGATAGTCGGTTGCAGGAGGAAAGTCTGCCGGGTTATCCACGTCGCCAACATCACTTGCTGTAGAGACGTACAGCCCCAGGTCAGTCAGCTCTGTAGTCCCCAGGTTATTGAGTACGATGGGGTACGGACCAGTCGAAATAAACCCACCCTCCAGTTTGAGAGGATCGTAGATCGTCTCGAGGGTTGTCCCATCAAGGAAACGGAGGGAACTCATTACTTGATCCTCACTGCAATCATGGAACTGGCAGGATACTCAATGTCCTGCTCAGTAATACTCACATAATAGTAATAAGTGTTGCCACTCACTACATCAGTATCCGTGTACAAGATCGTCCCCTCTGGGGGATTGCTGAAGGTGGTAATCACCTCACCCTCTCCGCCCTCACTCTCTCTCCTGTAGAGAGTGTAGAGAAGATCCTCTCCCTCCCAGGTAATGGAGATGTTGACCTCTCCTGTCGTTATAGACTGACAGCTGACACCAGCCTTTCTGTACACATAGTTGATGACGGCACTGGTAGCAGCCGGAAGGTTCGTCTCTAGAAGCTCCCGGACCTCTGCCTCTGACAACACCCCACCATAGTCCTTCAGAACCGTAACAGGCACATCAAGAACTACCGATCCATTTGTCGGTATCGAGGCCCCGGTCTCCCCATATCCAAGACACGATTGAGGAATTCTAGGGTTCCGGAGAGCAGCTTCAGAGTACTCTCCCTCCTTGATGACAGCTCCTCTCTCGCGCACATCGACAATCTCTGCATCTTCCTGATAGACACGGTTTTGCAAGCTGACTTCAGCCAGGATGTAATACGCATGATCGTTACTCTCGTTGACTGTGTACTCTTTAACAAAGGTATCCAATGAGGATGTCGATCTGAACATCTTCCCGATGACAGTGCCCGAGTTATAACTACCATCAGCATTGGTGAGCTGCAGATTGGGGTAGTTCTCACCTATGGACTGGGAGCAGTAGACAATCTTCCCATCTCTGTCTACTCCCAAGACGTGGATAGCCTTGTCGTCCTCGTCTACATCCGGGATCATGTAGAAGACCCAGAGCAGACTCTCCACTCCTGGGGTCTGTAGAGGGTTCAGGGAGAAGGAGGAGTAGGTGTAATCCCGGGCTTCCTTGTAGTAAGAGGCATAGAACTTGTACCGGGGGTCCAGGTCAACTCCCACAGACACAAACCCTCCCTGGTTGTCCCAGGAAGTGATCTTGTCAGCCTCATAAAAGACATCTGTGTCGGAGTACCTCGTTCCCTCAAGCTCATCATCGGTGGTAAGCACCCGAACCAGCACACCGTTCTCGTCCAGAAGGTATAGAGTCAAGTGCATGCTTGCTGACGGTGCAACTGCCATCTTCTCACAAGTGAAGCAGAAAACGTTCCTGTTCACCCACACAACATTGTCATAGTGACTGTAGATATACGGCTTGTAAGGGAAGAAGGGCTGGGCATCTGCTTCTGGCAGCCAGTACCTGCGAAGCCTATTGTTCACATAGGCTGAAAACTCTCCATTCGTAAACCGGATACACCAGCTGTCCTCTGGTGTCCTCCCAGAAGGCATCAGGGCCTTGACAGAACAAGCCTCAAGCGGCCTTGTATACCAGGTCTCAGCACTGTTCATGTAGAAGGTATACCCCGAACTGTTCTTCTCCCTGGTATAGAGAGGGTAACCTGTCTTCAGAGCTCCTGTATCTGGGTCTACATCCTCCCAGTCAGCCTCCGTAGCTGCTGGCTCTGGATCCAGAAGTGCAGTAGTAGGGTTGCCGGCACTATCTGCTGAGACCACGAAATGTAGCCTGTAGGCTCCTGTGACAGGATCGTAGTGGTTCTTGTAGTTGGTGAACAAGAAACCAGCATCCAGATCTGTGAGATAGCCGTGTTCAGCATCTACAGCAGCTCCATCACTCACAATCTCCAGATGGGCCTCCACAGTGTCAGCAGGAAGCTGGTGCCTGTAGAAGAGCGGCTTGGGCAGACCAGCCAGGTCTGTCCCGAGCCGGTTCGTAATGCACACCTCCTTGAACGGAGAGGTAAAGGAACCTGACTTTACCTCTGACCAGACAAGCTCTGATCCCACAAACTCAATGTGGTTGGCTGGGATGGAGTAGGTGCGATCTACCAGATGGAGATTCCTGACAGAATCGAGCTCGTCAGCTCCGAAGTAGTAGAGAGCAATAGTATCCGATGTAATGTTGGTCCGGTACCGGAAATGCTCCACGTACTTGTGCACATGTGCAGCAATAGGTAGGTAATCTACCTTCTGCTCACCATTTGCTATAAGCTCAAGAGTGAAGCCCATTAGAAGTCCGTATAGATCACAACATACTGGAAGGTGTAATCGTTAGCCGGGTTCCAGGCAGAGTTGACGAAACCAGGCCCTGTAGCAGCCGACAGATCCAGTCGGTAGGTATGGAGGTTGACGTATACCTCACTGAGCCCCGCATTAGTGCCTATCACCAGACTGAACGGATAGGCCCCTCCTGTGTCGGGAGTGATCCTAAAGAGGCCAACGCATGCCCACGCCATTACTGCAATTGGCTGGTGGCCGTCTATGTCTGGCAGAGAAACCACCTGCCAGGTATCGAAGGCCCAGACACCTCCTGAGAGAGTAAAGGTACCTGCATAGAACTTGAATGCGTTACCCGCGTAGTCTGTACCTGCATAGAGTCCGTCATCTAGATACACCGGGCCATTCGTGAAGCGAGTACGACTGCTTGGAAAACTCTGATTCTGGAAGGTCCAAATAGCTCCATTCTTCCAGATCCGTGCTGAGACCATTGGGTTGTCAGGGTTCCCGAATACGATCCCATAGGTCTGATCGTACTGTGGGCTAGGGGAACTGAACCCTTGTCCTGGGTCCTTTCCCTGGAGGACGAAGGCCAGCCATCCTCTCATGGCGTTCTGATCGCAGATGCTTTCGTCCACCCCACTGACCCAGCCATCTCTATGCAGGTACTGGGCAAACGGGTTATTGGGATTCTCTGAGGGGCAGAACTGGCCACTGGACCCTGGGTTTCTGTAGAGGTCGGCAAGGTCGAAGGCACTGACAGGAGCCTCTCCGAACCTGCGACTATGAGAGTGGTGGAAGAACTTCCTTCTCAGGTCGTCAACTGAGTAGGTGATATTTGTTCCCACAGTGAAGACGCTGAAGGTAGTCCCGCTATAGTCTCCCAGGTCTACATTCTGTACACTGAAGCTGCTAGAAGACTCGTAGATATAGACGGCGTCTGTATAGACCTCGCCAGTGTCATCATCTCGCAGGTAGAGAAATCCCTCTGGGATGGTCTCTCCTGCTACCAGGTTATCGGTCAGACAGTGAGGAAGAGTGAGCTGTCTTCCAGCGTTGAAGTCCTCTCCTGTGGCCAAGAGAGAGTCTGACAGGTCGTAGTCGATCTGCTGGTGAGTAATAGTAGGGAGGGTAATGGTGTAGAGACCATCAGCATCAGGCCCAGTGACGAGGATCTTTTGAGCAGAGCTGTTGGAGATCTGGTTGGAGTCCGGGATGACATTGAAGTTGGCATCCGGGTAATTGGGTCCACCCAGGAACTTCTTGGGATTTACAATGTAATTGACTGTAGAGCCTACATCGGTGGGGAGTACTGTATAGACCTTGCCAGCGTCATCAATGTAATAGTCCCCGTCTGCCTGCATGAGCTCTGGAGACGCCTTCTTTGAAGCGAAGACCACAGCATCACTGAAGTTGAAACTGGCTCCTGTAGGCTTGTAGCGCAGGGTGAATTCGTAGACGGAGTCCGGGATAACCTCTCCCTGGACTGTAGTGTTCAGACTCAGCATCTCTGGGTTCAGAGCTGAGGCAGGACCTACCAGTCTGGCAAGGTTAGCGATATCCAGTCTGCGCTCTTCAGCTCCAGCAGCAGCTTCTCCATCGAGAATCCGTTTACCCCAAGCGTCTGTGAGGTGGGTACCCGAGGCGTCAGAGTAAGGCCAGGATTCGTCATGGATATCCCCCGAGGCTTTCTCCAGGTTCTGGAACCCTCTATTGGACTGGGTACCAAGAGAGTTCAACTTGGCTGCTGGGGGCTGTTCTCCGTCCACGAATGACGGGATTACCCCGATGGAGGAACGAAGTTTGTCGCCCATTTGTTATCCGATCCCTACAGAAAGGTTGAAGGCGTTCACACCTGACGCCCTGGGGTTTATTGTAATGAAGTTGGCTCCACCCAGACCAGTACCCACATTGAAACTCTCAGTTACAAAGGTAAACCCATAGGGAATCGGCAGTGCCCCAGAGGTGTCTACCCCAGTCAGGTATGCAGGAAGGGTGAGCCTGATCCGGAGGTCGTTAGAGACGATCACCCTTCCGGACATAGGATCTCTACCCCAGGCATAGAAAGTAGAGATTGAGGGACAGACAACAAGGTAGCCGGCCAGGTTCTCGTCATTGTCTGTCATGCTTCCCTGGGGAAGGAGCCGATTATTGTAAGTGAGAGTGGAGGCAGTAGAGCTATCAGGTCTGACAGGAGTGTATGCACCCACCTCCCCAGTCAGTGGGTGCCAGGCACCCAGACTCCACTCATAGAGGACTACCCTGACTCCATCGTCTGTCAGGGAGGAGAAGTAGTCTGCATCCTTCTCGTAGAGCCAGCAGTCTGTGACGGTGGCTATGGGCCCGAAAGAAGGCACAGAGGCATCCAGGTAGATTGTGGTGTACTCGAGATTACCCGTGTTGTCCCAGTGCTGGGTGACTTTCTGGACTCCTCTGGAGTAGGCGATACCGTCATTACAGATGAAATAGACAGACCCGCCCTCGAACTTAGAGACAGGATCCTCGAAGACAGCTTCTGTCCTCATGCTTGCCGGTGAGACGAAGGTCCCATCACCCAGGTAAGCAGGCTGGGCAATGGCCGTAATCTCAATCTTCATGCCTCTGGTACCGAGGATCTTGTCGTGTTTCAGTACCTGGTAGGTAGTGATCTCCTCATTTAGCAGGTCTGGAGGCAGGTCAGAGACGGAGAAGATGGTGTCGCCGCCAAGGTAGCTTATTGTATTCACTACCTTGGCAATGGAACTCCAGTCGTAGGGAGCGTTGTAAAGGCAGCTGATCTGTCCCTCTGAGTTAGTGGTGTAGGTGTAGGTGGTACCTATCCCGTTCAGGCTCCCAGGACCGGAGAGGAGAACAATCTCCAACTCGATCCCCTCCACAGGATTACCCTGTACATCATAGCCAGTAGCGGTGAGTCTGGTGCTGTCAGTCCCGTAGTAGAGAGGTCCATAGAGAGTGTCCCCGATCAGCTCGCAGTCACACTCCAGGACTACACTTGCAAGGTTCAACTCGGAGGCCGAGATCTGAACGACACTCCTGGTCTGGACATGAGAGGTGGGTCTCAGGTCAAGCCATGAGCCATTAGCAGATCTGACTGCATCGGCTACGATCTCATAACTGACCCTGGGAACAGCAGTATAGGCCACATAGATCTCATCTGAGTCCAGGGTCCCTGCACCCTGCTTGAAACCAGTGACTGTCTCTCCCTTGCTGTGTGCTGAAGCTACTGTGCCATTACAGCCACGAACACAGTCATAGAAGGTGCTTCTACCTCTCTCGTAGTAGAAGACCTCCTCACTCCCCACCATGAGTCTCCCATATGGAGGGTAGGAGTCCGTATCCCCATGAAGGCTGTAGCAGGAGATGGTAGTAGTGTCCTCGTCTATTGCCTCAGAGAGGAAGAGAGCAGGAGGCTGGTAACCTCCGATAGTGAGGATCCCCAGATCCCTATCGACACAGAAATGGTGGTCGGCAGGTCCACTGAAGAAGAGGTTGTCTACCTCTGTCCATTCAGTATTGGTGCCGTCGATATGTCTTACGAAGACCCTTACGGGATCGTCTGAGAGGGGGAAGTATCTTGTGTAGGCATCTCGCCCAGCGGTATTCCCAACTCCCACATCTTCAAGAAGATCCGGAATCGTAGTAGAGTCCAGAGGCAGAGTAGTTTGTCCCACATGGATTGAATAGTCTCCGTTCAGGTAGATCTTATTGTTGACAACCGTGTACTCATGATGTCGTGGACAGAGATTGGCCCAGATGATGTTACCACTGCCGTCTACCGTACTAAGCCGAGTATTACTTCCATCTTCGAGGATCCCGGTGAAGGTCTCGACGTACTCTGGCTTGTACTTGATTCTCCGCAACTGATCTGCATCTCTCTCGAACAGGATGATCTCCAGAGTGCTGAGCTGGCAACTATCCGGTAATACCAGAGAGTTGACCCCGTTCTCCAGTCCAGTGCCGAATCTGGTCTCCTGACAATAGTCAGAAAGGAGATTATGTTCCTCCCAGTAGACGGCATACCTCCCAGTCTGGAACCTGGGAGTCCAGGTAAGTGATTCCCCAGTGCGGTAGCCCACCAAATCGTGCCAGCAGAGTCCCTGTACGACTCCAGACTGCCACAACTCCTGATAGGTGCCATCTCGGAGACCCACCACATGGCCACCAAGGACAGTCATGTACCTGGTGGAGTTGATGTCGAAGTCTTCCGGCAGTCTCCTATCCCAGATCCAGCCCCCAACCTTCTCATCTGCCCAAGGGCCAGTCAGGGAGGAGAGTGAGTAGTCATAGGTGACGTGCCCTGTGACTGTGAGAGTCTCTTCCTTGAACTCGTAGTCAGCCATCTCACTCGCCCCAGTGTAATGGTGCTGCAGAGAGGAGCTCGTTCAGGAAGCCGGCTCCTGTGTGGTTCAATAGTACTCGCTCTTCCTCTCCGGTATCATCTCCGATCAGGGTTTCCTTCAGGATTACGTCAATGTCAGGGTCGTTCAGGGGGTAGCCCCGTACAGGTTGCCACCAGAGATAGTACGGGAACTTCAGGTACTCATAGAAGGCCGCCCCATCCTGGATGTCATAGCTGAAGACGACACCATTGGTTCTGTCTACGTAGTAGTCTCCACTTTCTACGATAGCATCTGCTGAGGCGACCAGGGTCTTGAGTCTATCGTATCTGCTGAAGTTGATGCTGACGATAAAGCCGTTCTTGAGCCTTGTGCATTGGGTTCTGTTCAGGAACTCTCCATGGGCATATCCAAGGGACTTGCCGATCTGGAGAAAGGAAGACTTCAGGAATTCACAATCAGGTTCAAGGATGCTGATGGTGAGGAAGGGAAGAGCCGAAAGCTGGGTGTAGACATCTCTCAGAAAGTACCCATCTCCATGGTGGAAGATGTCCAGCTCTAGCACAGGGGCCGACTCATAGTTATCCCACACTCGGAGCATAGAGCTGGACACTTCAACAAAAGGATATGTCGCTACAGAAGTCCCATCTGGGTTCAGCACCAGATCAATCTGGAAGACCCGCAGATCCTGCATCCCCACCATCCTGCTTGTCGATCCTGAGAAGCTCTCCCAAGAGGGGCCAGGAGGTTTCCGGAGCTGAAGCAGGAGCCTGTTTCTGTAGTCGTCGATCTCCTCCCCATCCAGTCTCTGGAGCCCGAGACGGAGTCCCAGCTCATCTAGGGAGGTAGGGAAGAGATATCTGTCGGGGGTATAGCTAGACATAACTCACCCCAACAGAGGTAAAGGGGTCTCTGAAGAACATCCTCTGCCGATCTACGTCTGCATAGTAGATGTCATACCTGGCATCCAGAATCGTGTAGTCCAGGACACTCACCACCACAAGCCTACCATCCTGAGCAAAGTAGATCCCATCTGCCATGAGTCCCGTGTCATAACTGGCTAGAGCCATCAGACTCTCACACATGATGGCTGTGTGGGCTGTATGGGTTCCCTCAACTCCAGAGATGACAACCGTCACATAGAGATCCCACTGCCCGAGCTCGGAGGTGACCACAGAGAACTTGATGTCCTGCCAGGACTTCTCCGGGATATCGGTGGGCTCCCCATAGAAGGTATAGGAGCTGACTCCCCAGGTAAGGTCTGCTTGGAGGTACCTCACTACTCCAGAAGGAGAGACTCTCCTGACGACAGCAGAGGCCACCCCTGCTCCTCTCAACACCCTGAACCAAGTCCAGACAGGTACCTCTGTATTCAGGGCTACCCTGGACAGAAGGGAGATCAACTCTACATAGGTCTCTGAATCAGGCTCTGTCCCTGGCGGAGAGAACGGAGTCAACCCGAGATCGTAGATATGGATATATCCATGTCTATCAAGGGTATAGAGCCTGCCATCATAGGGATTGATGGCATAGTCCTCAACGACATAGGTGACTCCAGAGGAGTCGAGTAGGGACTGGGTGCAGATGTAGTCCTCGTTCTCCGGGATCAGAGCAGCCGTCTCTGTGCGTCTGTATTCTGTGCCTCTCAGAAGGAGCTTGGTAGTTGACTGCAACTCAGCCCCACCACCCCCATTAGCCACTCTGAGAAGCAAGGGCCCCTCTATGTCGATCCCGACTGCAAGCCTATAGGGATCCTCGATTACAGAGGGATTGCTGGCTCCTAGCTTGATGACGATATCACCATCAAATCCGTCCCAGTCTACCTCTGACAGGGAAGAGAAGGGGTTCAGGGTCCAATAGTCGCCATCATCGGTAATGGTGATATGTTCCCTTATCTCCTGGTGGTTCATGTCCTCCCCGGTGAGGATGACACAGTGATGGCCACCAAAACTGTAGTCGAGTTCTGTCTTGTTGTAGACATCACTGTTGGAAACAGAGACCACCAGCCTTTCTGGCTTATCGATCTGGTTGAAGGCAGTGGGAGCGGCGCTGGTCCAGACAGTCCAGGTGGTGACTGTTCCAGAGCCGACATTCACCAACCTGCTGGGAACTCCATAGAGAAAGTCCTCAAAGTACTCTGCTCTGGTCAGGGCAAAGTCGAACACATCGGTACCAACTACTGATGTGGGGTAAGTGATCTCTGTCCGACCCCCTGTCCTTGTGATTGGGTACTCGTCCTCAGCTCCCAGGTTCAAGACCCAGAGTGTACCACTCCAGACATCTCTGGTCAGAAGGTTCAGGAGATCTCCGATCTTGTGCTTCTCGATCCCAGTGGCCTCATACTGGTCTGCAAAGACAGAATAGATCCTCTGCCCCAGCGAAGAGGGATCGCTCCTGAGCTTGGTCCAGATCGGGAACCGATTGGCAAAACGCTGGGTGAGGTATGACATCTTATGCCCGGACCTCAAAGGTCACAGTCAACTCGCCAAGAGAAGCAAACTCTCCCTCAAGAAGAGTATGGGAGTTGACGATCAGTCTCTCCCTCTCAGAAGCAGAGAAGGCAGTTGTGAACCCACGCCGGATATAGGTATTGGAGAACATCAGGGACTGATCCTTGTTCTTCATGATCCCCACCAGCCCCTGAGTGTTCTCGAGGACTCTTAGCCTCAGCTCCTCCAGATCTACTACCTCTCTAGCCTCTGCATCGCCAAGATAAGTCGCAATAGCCCGCTTGATTCCTGCCTCATAGGACCTCTGCTGGGCATCTGTGATCTCCCTGTTGGTCACGACATTCATGTCAATGTCCACATAGACCCTGATGCCTGCCGAGACGTACAACTTCAGTCCTGGAATCTGGATGGTGTCTACTCTCCTCTGAACAGCCCGAACCAGATCTGTGTTTGACTCTCCATCAGCCCCAAACACGAAAATGCAGGCAGTCCCAATCCCATAGTACCCCTTGACCACAGAAATGTTGACTACTCCTGGCACCTCTAGACCCATGAGTTTCGCACGAATGGCGTTGTGCGAGGATAAAGTCTTGAAGGCATTGGCAAGCCTGTACCTGTAGAGCTTGTCGTCCTCAACATTCCTGCCATTGAGGACCGGGAAGTAGTTGGTGATTTTCAAGGAGTTATTGGCGACATCAGTGTAGCCAGTGAAGTTGTGTTCGATCAGGGACATAGCTCCCACGTTCTGGCTAGCTCCAATACTTCTTGCTTGGGCTGAGATGTAGGCTAGTTTTGAGGTGGCTGGGAGGGTAACGGCAGCTGTGGTTTCGTACTCGATGGGAGTTTGGCCGGCAGGAGTAGCTCTAACACGGATGACGGTACCAGCAGGAATTGGGATTGCTGCACCACCGTTGATAGTGCCAAAGTCTGTTTCTGTGTAGAAGGCCAGGTTGCGTTCTGAAGAGTCTACTGTAGCCCTTGTAGCCTCGAGTCTATTGTATTGCCCTACTCCAAGAGATTGACCGATAGCGTCCAGATCCCTGCCGGTAGCTGTGGGAATCTGGGAGGCGAGGAAGGCAGCCCGGGTATCTTGTTTATCCCGGTAGATCTCAGCAATAACGGCATCAATCAGGGAGCGGGCAGCAGAGTCAGGGCCGTAGTTGGTGATACCTGTACGTGTCTCCATTCTCTCCCTGAATTCGTTGTAGAGAGTAGTAGTGTTCTTGACAGAGGGAGACGTAGCCATTTAGAGGTTCCTCGCGATCAGCTTATTGTCTCTCATATCATAGGAGAACTGCACTGCCACTGGCTGAGTAGAGTCCGGGTGTTTGGCAAGCACAATGATAGCTACAGCATTCTGGGCTGCTGGGACGATCACCACGCTGGGATTGCATCTCCGGAGCAGATCGTTCCTATTGAACTCTGACATGATGCGGTCCTTCATCTCTGTGGCCGTAGCTTTGGTGTTGGGCATGCCTAGGAATCTTGCCAGTCCGACTCCCATCTCTTTTGCCATAGGCCAGTCTCCAGGAGAACTGGACATCAGCTTCAGGATGGTCTGTAACAGGAGTCTCTGCTCGGAGCTGGTAGTGGTTTCCAGCTCCTTGTTCTCTCCAAGCCTGAAGTCTCCGTTGCTTGTGAAGAAGAGGTCTTTCGAGTACAGATCTGATTGCAGTCCTGAACGCAGTCTGTTCACCATTTTGTCCTCCTACAGCACAAAGGCACTGCACAGAGCAGCTGTCCTGGCGATTACTGGAAGGTAAGGACCAAGAGGGATCGCAGGAAGCTGCTTGGGAGGGGCAAGCATTGAGGGAAGCAGGGAGAGGGG